CATATTCTACGTGGTAGGGCTTAGTACACCCGTGTTCTCTTTTTATAAAAAAAATGCAATCATCTGATTCGATTAAGTCCAGTGCTGCTGTCGTTCCTGCCAACGCTATTCGAGGGCGTGGCCGAGGACGCGGCCGAGCTGGTCGTGGCGGGAGGGGAGGACGTCAACCCCATGACTCTAAACCGTTCGAGGTTAGTGCCATGATTCTTCCGCCGAGTGCCGACCGACAAACACAAGTTTTGCCGGAGGCGCCGAAATTCGAACCAAAAGAAATTGCTAAAATAAATCCTGATTCTGCGGATAAGGATAAGGGAACTACTTGGAACAGTGTGCAAATGAACGTGGATACTATCACGGCATCTGTTCCGGCAACCATCGACGGCGACGCGCTAAAGGCGTTGGGTATCTGTTTTACTTTTGCTCCGAACTCTGAGGGCCACCCGCATCCAATTAGTGCGGCTGTGCGCTACGTAGCTACTGCTCGTGCTATCGGGGCGTTGTATGAACGGGGTTGCCGTCGAATTGTTAGTTTGTGGGGAAGCAAACGTGACCATGCGATCGTCAAAAGGTTGAATTACAAGGTTCGAAATGATCAACGTATCGAACTTAGGGTTTACCAAGAGATGCTCGTTCCACAAGATTATGTGCGCCGCGTCACCAATAATGATTCGGTTTTTGTCCGTGAAACCTTTTCACCCAACAAGCTCAACGCATTTTTACGTTGGGCAGACGGTGTCTTGTTGGTGGACGTGTACCATCGTCTTGAGGTCTCAGATCTACATAATTTATTGGATCCGAATGATCGTTGTCGCCAAGCTATTTGGATTGGGCACGCATTCGATGGTCTCGTAGGCGTCATGAATGACGAAGGCGCGTGGTATCGCGCCCCTGAAGGCATAATAAGCCGACCCGACGAACAAAACAATGCTTATGGACCGCATCCTCCGTGTGATCATTTAATCACGGGGGGCTCCACTGCGGCCATTAGCTGGGCACCCGTCTTTACGATAGGTGACATGCATGCTATCCTTCTCACTCCCAAGCCGTCTTTGTTCGCTCCTCCTGTTTTGCGCCCTCGCGGTGCTGTCGTCGAAAAAGAACTTAAGGTCTCGTATACTGGCGGGGCCATTACCCGTTGGATTCCTAAATGGTTTTTGCGCAAAAATCCGTGGGTTACCAAGAAACGAATTGGTAAAGTTCATGAGAGCGTGTGCCAAATCATGCGCTCTTATTTGTTCGGCCGCAATCGTAATCAACACTCGTTTAAAAATGTGTGTTGTCGTGTTCAAGAGGAAATGTCGAAAGACGAGTCCATGCAGCGCGTTCTGCTACTTTTTCCAGATTTGTATTACGAGATAGTGCGTGATACTGCCGTAGCTGCGTTTTCCGAAGACGCAGAAGGTTCGTGGCATATGCTTAGCGATCTGCGGGCATATCTGGCGAGTTATTCCATGTTAACCAACAAAGATATGGCTCAGATCGATGCCCCCGACGAGAGCGGTCTGAGGTTAGCACCTGTTGGGATTTTCGCCTTGATCTGCTACGCCTTGTACCGCGCGTACCGTTTCCGAATGTATCCAGGTTCGGTCGCGACAGTCGGTTTCGCCCATGACGCGTTTTTGGCACCTATTTATGAGGAGGCCATTAAACGCTATTACCCCCGTGTCGGCCATTGTTTGGTTTTTGCTGAATGTGCGGCGGGAATAATCAGCGGTCAATCGGTCGTTGGGCGACTTGCGGCTCTGGCTATGCATTATGTGACTTGGAAGTGTTCGCCTGCCAATGGGGTTCTATTGCATTCTTTATGGAACCTCACGGCGTTGTGGAAAGCTGGTCAACTACCTCTTGGCTCTTTTTATCGTGTCCTTTGGGACAAGTTGAGAACCTTTTTGCGCTGTTTTATGCGTAAGGTAGTTGTTTCGGGCGTATTATGGGCAACTTTCAAGGATTTGTATTATCGCAATCCTTGGGTTGCACGTCCGGATTTGCTAGAAGATCAGATTTCTAGCAGCATGTACCCTTTGGATGAAGGGTTCGTCAAAAAGGAAGGCATCGCGCATTATGTTGAGCCGATGCCAGACCCAAAAATGCCCGTGCGGGAAGCGGGTGTTTGTGACGATCAACAACTTATCGTTCCGCATGTTTATTGGTTTTTACCCACCAATGTACCTGCGTATTCCCCAGCTCGCAGCGCTTATAATCTTAGAGCAGTTATTTATGCTCGCGTTGCAGCATGTCCTCCTTTGGATCCTAAATTGCAAGCCGCTGAGTGGCAATTTTTGAAACCGAGAATGTTAATCACCAAGCGAGTTGATGATTCATTAATGGATCATGAGCCGCTCTTTTTACCCTGGTTTGAGCATCTTGATGGTGCGGCTAAGAGAGCCAAAATGTTGGCCGAGCACGCCATCTTTCGCCAAACTGGATTTCACGCGTTGGACCGTGAGTTTGTCGCCACTAAAGTCATGGTTAAAACGGACGAAATATTGTTCCGCATGACTTCGCATGGTGCTTTGCAAATGAAACCACGAGCCATAATGAATGTCTGTCCGCGACTTCAGGTTATCGTGGGTCCTTTCATTTTTGAAGCGACAAAAAGGTTGAAAGATATTTGGCGTTTTGACATGTCCGTACCAGTGTTCGAAGACAAACACCTCATGTTTTTCCCCGTTTTTGCATCATCCGCCACAGATGTGCAATTAACCAAATGGTACACCAATGTTATCGCAAGACAATGCTCTAAAGTCTGCGTTTACATTTTGGTAGCGGGTGATGACGTGTTAGCTTGCGTCAAGAGGCCTAGACACAAGGCTATTTGGATCGAAAATGACGCAACTATGTTCGATCAATCGCAAAGCATTGGACCTTTGCTTTACGAAGGTGATTTTCTGCGACTCCTCGGCGTTCCTGACAACGTTGTCGACCTTCTGTGGCATTCTTACCACAGTAAGTTAGTTGCTAAGCATCCTAAGACTGAATACTCACTCAGTGTTAATCGCTCGAAACGTCCTATTCGCGACACTGGTGGCCCTATGACCACATTGGGCAACGGCATCGTTATGATGGCCGCGCAGTTTCATGTTTTGCAACGCTTAGCTC